TCACTCATGCTTGTAGCCGCAGCCATTTTGCTACCTGATTTGTATGTATTCCAAATCTCTACAAATTCTTCATCGCTATAAACTGGCTTTGGCATGACAACTCCATTGAAGTTGCCCAAAATTAAACTAAATCAATGACAAGCAAATGAAACTTAATGTCAAGCGTACTCTCTTGTACCTGATTTGTCTATTATTAACGACATTAGTCTAGGTTTTGCATCATCAGCGTTTGGAATTGAAACGTGGGTCCAAGAATTAAATTCTCGAATGCACTGATCGTAAGGTAAGCCCGATGCAATGATGGCTTTAACAACCTCATCAGGGGTCATGCCTGGCACTCTAATATCGGCAGCTGTCCCATGCCGATGTTGACTTGTATTTTTTGAACCCACTGCTTGGTTTACGGCTTCACTACGAAATGCACTATTAACCATGATTGGCTTGCCGCCCAATATTTCTTTGACTTGTTCTAAAAATTCAGCCAGCCGGACAAGATTAGCAATTTCGGCATCATTTGGGGTATTGTCAAACTGCCGATGGTCGGTAACAGTCAGCTCTTCAAGTGTAAAATGTTCTGTGAGGTTCATGGAGTTGGACTCGATTTATGGAGTAGTTCGTCCTTTTTTTGGCTACCAGCAGAAGAACCGAAGTAAAACGCAATGATTCCGGTCCAAGCTGTACCCAAACTGCCTAACATCAGCATTAGCGCATCAGATGTTTTAAAATGTTCGGTCATCAAACCAACCAAGATGCCAAAGAAGCCCAAAGTCACGGCAATGGCCATCAAACCAGGTATATAAGACTGGGTGGAGGCTTGCATCTGACGCGCTGATTTGCGGTCGTCTACGGCAATTTTTTCAAAGTCTAAGCCTAATTCTTGGGCGCGAGCTGCCATAGCGATTTCAGCCTGCTTGATAGCGCCTATCTGTTCAGCAGATAACTTGCCATCGGCAATAGTTTTATTAACGTCTTTAGGGTCAACACCAATAGCTTTGCTGATAGCGTCAACCGCCAAGCCAGCCAATGGACCACCGAATGCTGTTGCAATAGTTGGTGCTACTTGTTTTAGCCAATCCATTATTTTTCCTTTGCTTTGTTAATCAACTTCTGAACTTGCTCTTGCTGGTGCTTTGCTTCTTGTTTAGCCTCAAGAACGTCTAAATACAAGTTAGCCAAAAGAGGTAGCAACATAACTACAAGCACACAAGCAGCAATCCAACCCATTACGTTTTCCCAATCTTGAATAAGAGGCCGAGGAGTAACCACATATATAGGAGGAATAGGATAGTCGCCAGCAGATACGCCTGTTTTTCTCTTAGCAGCCGTTCCTCTTCCTTGCGTTGCCATGATTCATTGTCTCGCTTCTTTCTTGCCTTGTCCTGCTCTTCCTGAATAACGTCACGCATTTCAAAGGTTTTGCTATACAACGCGCCCATCTCTTTAGGAGCGCCGTACACCATTGCCTCCCTAATCTCCACCTCCAACGCGGCCATTTGGTCTTGCGCCATCACCCGCTTTAAGGCTGATTCCATCAAGTTGGCATCAGGGTCATAGACGTTCTTTGACTTTTCTTCCTCTTCCCTTATGTGCGCCGCCAACTGTTCTTGCAATTTAAAAAACTGGGTAAGCTGGCTAACAATGTCAGCCATAACTTGCGTTTCGTCAACAGCTACAAACTTTTCTCTTTTGTTTGTCTTTTGCGCCACAGGCTTGGGCGAACCAAAGAGCTTTGACCAAAACGACTGAACTTGTCTAACATCCCCGACAATTTCCTCAACAGTAGACTTGACCTCCATGAAAGAAGTCTTAGCCTGCTTATATAAATCACAGCCTTGCTTAATAGCTGCAACACACGCATTCGCAGCAAAGAGAATTGAAAGAGGATCAATTTTTAACCCTTGTGTATCCAGTTGGTTACATAACCAATTGCGCTAGAAATTGCCGACACCACAATCATGCCCATCCAAAACCCGCCTTTGGATTGATTAGCCAACGCCAGCAGCGTGGCCATGCCAGCCTCTAGCTTGTCAATTTTCTTTTCAAGCTCTTCAACTTTTTGCCAAAGAACGCCGTATTTAACTAAATCAATTTTTTCATCCATAATTAACTCTTCATGATATACGCGAGTGCGTAATAGGGGTTAAGAATGTTAAATGCTGTGCCTGATCCAGTTGATGTAAGAGTAGTCGCAACAGTAATGCCAGTAACTTCTATAGATGATCTTTGTGTGCCAGTGGTTCCAACATAGTTACCTGATGTTGAAATAACGCCTGTTGATGTTGATGAAATGATGTGACTGTGACCGGGGTCTGTAACGGTAGAAGTTGCGGTATGACTATGGCTAGGCATTTCGCTTGTGGTTATTGTGTGGGTGGTAGAACCACCAGTTGCGGAAACTGAATAAGTTGATCCAGCACCAACAATAAAACGATCACGCAAATCAGGTGTGCCGTTTGATCCATCGCAAAGATACCAGCCAGTTGGAATGCTACCTATTGATCCATACCAAATAGAAATTAAACCAGTTGGTATAGTTGTTCCTGTTGCAGTGGTAGTTCCAATAATTCCATATAGATTGTCGTAAGTCTGTATGGTGGAACCTGTAGATGTCTGCAAAACAAACTTGTAATTAAAGCCATACGTCAGCCAAATCTCACCTTGTGGTCGGCCATCTGTACCCAGCACAATAGGATTGGTGTTAGAAATAGCTCCATTTATGTCTGAATAGGTCGTTAAAGGCGTTGTTGAACCAGCCTGATAGGTATAGATCAAACCACCGTTTAAAGGTAGCCCTGTGGTCGTCAAGAACTGAAAACCATTGCCGATTGGTGAGAGATTGACTGCCATTTTTTAATCCTTATTTGAATTGAGGAGCCATACCACTCATTTCCAGTCTAGGTATGTCAGAAAGTTTATTTTTTTGTTGTAATGACTGCAAGTATGCCGCCGCTGCCGCTGTAGGTATTTTGCTTGCGCCAGCTTCTCTTGGCAATTCTAAAAGGCTTCTCAATGGGACATTTTTTATACCTTGAGATAAATATCTACCAAGGGCAGGATTGTTGATAACAGCTTGTCCAATTTTTGGCGCAACAACACCCGCTGCTACGCCTTTGGCTGCGCCCTCCAAATCACCTTGGTAAAGTCCATATCCAATGCCACCCAAAGCTGGTAACGTAGCGCCAGCCAAAATTCGAGCTGTTGTACCGCTGTTTGGTAATTTTTCAGGCAATATCACTTTTCCAGCGGAAGCTAATTTTGCCAATTGTGGGTCATCTTGATAGAAAGAATATCGTTTTCCTTTAGCTGCCAATGAGTTCATTAATAATGATGGGCTAACGTTACCTTCTGGGTCTTTTAAAACAACATCTTCAATCTTTTTCATGTTGCCATATTGCTGATTAGTTTTCTTCAACAATGCAACATCAGCATCATTTCCAATTTCTTTAGCAGTTCTTGTTAATCCATCAAGCAAAGATTCTTTTAACTCTCTTGCATAAGCGGCAACATCGGTATCACTACCTTTTGACAATTTGTCAAGAACCTTTTTAATTGCTTGATATTGCTCACCGTGCAAACCACCACCTTGGGATTCGGCTTTATTAACAATATTGGAAATTTGTTTCTCAATAGTTGAAAATTGTGTTGGATTTAACACTTGTTCAGCTTCACTACGAATGTCATTTAAGTGTTTTTGCAAAACATCATCGTAGTGAATTTGATTGCGTGAAGCAATATCATCATAGATATTACCTAATCGAGTTTTGGCTTGTTGAATTATGTCTGGCGTGATGTTTGTTGCACTTTCACCCATTGTTTTAGCAATAGCTTGATTGAATGCTTGTTTTTGAAGTCCACTTGCTTCTTGTTGAGCGCCAGCAGTTATTGGGTTGTCTGATAAAGCAGCCTTCACGCGCTCAAGTAATTTTGAACCAGTAGATTGAGCCAAATCTAAAGGTACACCAGCTTCGCGCAACGTTTTGACCGCATTAGTCCCAATTTCGTTAAGTTGAGATTGGATTGGTTGAGCAACACGACCAAGCGCATTTACAATCCCTAAACCAGCAGTTCCCAATAATGCTCCAGCGCCAATATTGAATGCTTTGTTTTCATCGGGCAAAGTTGGTTGCAAAGCACCCTGTGTAGCACCAACGGCAGCCGCAGAACCATAAGTTGCGGGGTTAATTAATGCTTCGCCCATAGCCGCAGGGCGAGCTAAATTTAAAGCAGTACCAGCACCTTTAAGAGCTGCGCCACCCAATAATGTTTGGCCAAGTGCGCCAGCACCATAACCAATTTGACCTGGCGTAGATTGCATCAGATTAGCAGATGCAGCTCTTTCATTGGCAATATCTTTTTCGGTTTGTGCTGCTGATTGCTCTGCTGTAGGCATACCCATTTCTGCGCCAAATTTAGCAATTGCAGAATTTTTGAATTTCTTTTCAAGAAACTGCGCAGGCAAATCAAGTAATTGTTTTGCACCCATGCCGGTATCAACAAAAGATTTACCAACTCCTCTTGCAAATTGCGCTAAAGATGATGGTTGTTCACCTTCTTGAAGATTAGAACCAACACTAGGACCACTAACAGCATTGGCTGTTGGTTGATCCACAACAACTTGGGATGGGTCAATAGAAGATGCGTCCAAAGTTATATTTGCTGGATTAATTTCTCCATCAAATTTAATTTGACTTGGATCAATACGCATATTGTTATTGACGTTGGTCAAATAACTCCTAGTTTCTTGGTATGGTGCTTCTTTGCCTGAAGCAACAGCTTGACCAGACTTAACGCCACCATTGTAATGAGCCAAAGCAGCTTGGAAACTGCCATATTGTTTTGTTAAATCAGCAAGATATTTAGCTGCGCCAGTGGCAGAGCTGACTGGGTCAGTTGGGTCAACGCCATACGCCTTAGCAGTATCTGGCATAAATTGGAAATCACCTAAAGCGCCTTTAGGACTTACCGCTTTTGTATTGCCTTTACTCTCAACGCTACGAACAGCCGTAAGACTACCAGGCGGCAAATCGTATTGTTGTTCGAGAGCAGAATAAAGATTTTCCATTATTGGTATCCCCATTGACCATTTTTAAAGATGACATTTCTACCATTGTATTTCCCAGTTTGACCTTCTTTAAAAGATTGTGTTTGAGGTTGGTTTGCTTGAGATGGAACTTTTGCAGATGGCGTAGCTGGCAATAAACCTTGTTTTTGCGCCATCTTTTGCCAATCAGCTTGCCATGTCCCAGGGTTATAAATTCCTTTGTCTTTTGCTTGTGCTTGTGCTTCCACTTCATTAAGTGAAACACCAGCAAGACGGTCGTAAAAATCTATGAACCGTTTTAAAGTTTTGGGGTCAGAAGTAATGTTAGGATTATTTTCAGTAAAGTTTTTAACTTCAGCAGCAAATGGCGAACCTTCAGATGCTTGCCGAGCCGCAGACATAATGCTTCCAGCCATAAACTTTTGAAAAGTTTGAGTTGCAGACAAATCACCATTTGCAACTTTATTTACCAAATCGTCAGGCGCTCCCAATGCTTGCAATTTTTGACCCAAAGCAGCATAAGTAGCAGAGCCAGCACCAGCTTTAAAAGTCTCAAGCAAAGGTTTCATCTCTGAAGAACGTTGCATCCAATCATTGGCCGCCTGAACACGCGATTGCAAACCCTTGTTATATTCAGCGCCCAATTCCACATCTGCTTTTGGAGGGTTGACATTTGCAGCGCCTTGAAATGTTTGCGCTGTGTTTTGAGATAAATTAACTGTGCCAGGCTGTCCTGTTGAAAGGCTGGTAAGTTGAGGCAAGTTTTGTTTAACCAATGTTTCAGCACCACCCGCAAGCTGAGTTCCACGCTTAAGATAAGATTGAAAACCTTGTGGGTCAGATAATGCTTGTTGTGATAACGAAATACGTTGCATTTCAATTTCAGCGGGGCTTAGACCAGCGTCACGCAATCTAGGTATAACTTCTTTATCAATTACACCAACTAAAGAATTTTGTGCTTTTTTTATTTCATCTTTTGTTGATTTTGGAGACAAACTAGTTGCAGCTAAAACATCAGGATGACTAATAATAGACCCGCCTGCTTCTAATGCTTGTTGTCTTGTAGCGCCACCAAGTTTTAATTGTTCTAATCGGGCAGCAGCTTCATTTTTTAAAGTTTCTTGTTCGGCAGTTGCAGCTTGAGATTTAGCAAGAGATACTTTTGGATTATAAGTTTCCCCTGCCAAACTATAGTCAATTCCTGATCTACCCGCTTCTGATGTGGCTTTAGATATTTGTAAAGGCGCAAGAGATTTTAAAAGACCTAAATTTGTTTGAGCGCTTTCTAATTGAACAGGGTTCATCTGTTGCGCTTGCTGATACTGCTGGGCAGCGTTGGCCATATTGACCATCTCACCCAAGGACATTCCTTGAGGTGGTTTAATTTGTGTTCCTACTGGTGTGAAATCTGCCATGATTTATTGACCTATTGCGTTGTAAGATTTCATAAAATTACCACCGCTTACATCAGAACTACCAGCTTTAGGCGCTAACAATTGCGAAAGCAAATAAGAACTACCGGCTCCCGCTAGACCGCCACCCAAAGCATTAGCTTGACCAACTTGGCCACTACCCAAAGCGGAGCCTACATTGGAAATTGCGTTGCCAATATTAGCGCCGGCATTTACTGCGGCGTTTGTGGTCTGACCAACTGAAGTTGTACCTAAACCAGCAATTGCCGCAAGATTGTTAAAAATGTTGCCACGTTGAGTATTAAATCGATTAAACGCGTTGTTATATTCTTGGCTGGCTAAACCTTGGGTATAGTCTTGCATACCAGTCAAAGCATTTCCACCAATAAGCCCACCAGCGGCATTTTGTTGAGCATTTAATTGACGTTGACCTTGGGCAAGTCGGAACGCGTAGCCTGGATCCATTCCAGCCGCAAATTCTTCTGGACCAAATTGTTTGGTGAAATAATCTGTGCCTGTGCCTACGCCTGTAGGATTTCCACTTGTATCATAAATGTTATATGTGCCGCTTCCAAGTTTTCCTATTTGATTAAGGGCGTTATAGCCTGTTTGACGAAAAGGAGCTTGTTGGGCATTCTGTATGTCAAACATCTGCTTCTGCAAATCGGCAGATCTTTGCGCCGCATCAGCTTGTATTTGAGCGCCCTTTTTTGCCGCTGAACCAGAAAACGAACCGCCCAATAAATTTGAGCCGGCCATAATTGCTGCTGGAATCCATGCCATACTAATCCCCTTTGATTAAAACTTCATCCACTTTTGCTGGGTCTTTTTCTTCAGTAGAGTGGATGCAATACCAAATAACATCGGTCAGGGCTTTTACGCCGTGATTCAAACCCGCTTTAATTTCAATGCAAGCAGGCGCTTCAATAATGTGGTTTTCACCGGCATTGGCCACAATCACCTTACCGCTGGCAATAATGGACAAATGGCTGTAATTGTGCTGATGCTGAACCAATGTTTGCCCAGCAGGAATGTGCGTTTCCTTGGCATACAAATGGTCGGCAAAATGGTGAATTATTGTAGGTTCCATAGTCACTGATTGTAATAAGGAACTTTGAAATTTTGACCATTTACCGTAACATTTATAAAGCCAACTGGGTTAGCCGGCAAAGATGCCGATCCAGCCGTAGCAGTTGTAGCGCTTGAAAAGTTAAGCAAATTCAAAAAGAATTGTTGCCACGCTCTTGTGGGGCGCTTTGTTGAGCCGTCCAAAAACTCGGCTTGGGGGTAAGGATTGGTTTGGCTTGCGCCGTAAAGTCCTGTAGCCATCAATTATCCCCTGAAGTTGTTTTAAGGTTTGCAGACACAATAACCGCATTTACAGGGTCACTTACCACTACCTCAAAAACTCTGTCCCTAGCCATCCCCAAACGCCTCCAAATCGCACGATTCTTGTAGCGTCCTTGCTGGCCAATTGTTACCCAATGTTCATTAGACCATGTAGAGCCGCCATCATTTGACCATCTCAACATAGCTTGAGGGTCTTTTCCTGTGCCAACAGCTAAACCAACGCCAGGCTGAAACTGTATTTGTAATTCATCAAAATATTCACGTTGGAAATCAACTACCAAATGAGGCGTTCTGCGAAGTCTACGGATTGTTTGGCCAGAATCGGTGTAATTCTGCTTGTCTAATTTGTAAATCGTGCCATTAGCGTAATCCCCAACAAGCACAATTCCTTGAAATACCGCGCAGCAATTACCACGATGTCTTTCGTATTGTCCTAGATTGTTGTAATAAAGCCATTTATGCCACATTCCTGATGCAATATCATAAGCCCATGTAATATTTATTGTGGGGAACGAAATAACGAATATTTCATGGCCTTCTAGCTGGTAAGTCCATGATATAGCGTCATCAATGTATTGACCAACAAGGGTATTTTCTACGGCGTGGTTAGAAATCCTAGATGGTATATATCCATTCATCTGCATGATTTCTGCTTGGCCACGGTTGTTTCGTGAAAGATAAGCAAAAGAATTACCTAATCGAGAAACTGAATAAGGTGCTGCGATGCCATGCTGGGTAGACGTGCCAGGTATGCGCTGGAAAGGAAACTGAGCTGCCCCTACATCCACCCAAACCTCAGATGATGTTTCACCGAGCAAATAAACCTCGCGGTGGTCAACAATCAAAGCCACTAAGTTATCTGGCGCACCATCTTTAGATGAAAAGGAAATATTACTAGAAATAGGCGATAAAGCATTAGAAGCGCCAAATTGCTGAGTATTTGGTCGGTTGTAAACAAAATAATTGTCCACAATATCAACAGTAGTTGCGCCTGAAAATGCACCATCAGTAGATGGAATTTGTGTGAAATTAAGTGCGTAAAGCGTTATAGATGCAATAGTCTGTGAGGCACTTACGGTATAAGTTCCAGCGCCTCCTGTGCCTGTTCCAAGGGCTGTAATCATGGTGTTTGCAGTAACTCCAGTGCCTTGAATAGTTTGACCAACATAAAGCGTACCTGAACTTACCGCCGTAACAGTTAAGGTTGTTCCTGAAATAGCTCCAGTAACAACCGCGCCTACCGCAACAGACGATAAAGACCTAGAAGCAACAGTTTGTGAAACATTAATTGTGTATGTACCTATGCCACCAGAGCCAGACCCTAGCGCGGTAATTACGGTTTCAGAAGCTACACCGATACCAAATAACGCTTGGCCAGCAGTAATAGTTCCATTGGTTATTGCGGTAACAGTCAATGTAGTACCCGAAATAGACCCTGTAAATGCAGCATTTGCAGGATTAGATATACGCCATGTATACCGCTGCGCCCCATCAACAATGTAAACATTAATACCGTTGTCGCTGATACCAACTCGGCCAGTTGAAGTGCCAAGTAAACCTACAATTGTAGGAGTAAAGTTTGATGTTAATACATATACATACGGACCGACGACAGCAACCATTTGTTGGCCACCTGAGACAGTACGCATTCCACGCACTTCTTGGGAGTTTTGAAAAACAATCTTTGGCGTTAGACCTGGAGTTGGATACAGAGCAACCACGCCGCGGTCGCCAGGCTGCTTAAGAGGATCAATCTCAGGATAGAAATTGATGCACTCTTGCGCGTCAGCATAGATCGACTGTGCGGTGTAACTCGGTCCAACAAAACCAAAATCAGCCATCTAGCTTCCTTTATCTAGCAAAACCACCGGACAAAATCCAACCTGCATCTTTAGCACGTCCCACCAACAGCGAATCAGGGTAACGCGAGGTTTGTATTGGCCTCATGTTTGTGCGCTTGATTGTTGCTTTAGCTTGCGCTGCAAAGCCTTGAATCATTGCTATTTGCACTTGGGAGTTCTTGCCGTACATTGGCATCAAACGTTCAGCCAAACACCATCTAAGGCACATTGAGTAGGCTTGTGGCAGAACAACCGTATCGTTAATGGATGTATACCGGCGAAACACGGTATCAGCAAACAAGTGCATTTCACCTTGACTAGGGTTTGGCCATACAAAGATGTTTCCCAACAACTCAGTGGGCTGGTAATACAGCGCTTTTGGCCAAGGACCCGAAAGAGTCTTTAAGCCAATCATTTCGTAATCTTCTAATGCAAGTATGGCCACAGGGTAGTCAAGACCACCATTTACAATAGGCATACCATTTGAATTAGTGTTAATCCGCACGAAAGCAGAGTTAATAACCAAAGGGCGCTCATAGTAAGCGCTGATTGTTGTAGATGCAGCGGTTTGAGATACGTTAACAGTGTATGTGCCAAGTTCGTTGACATTACCGCCAGCTCCAGTCCCAAAGTCTGTAATTTGCGTTCCTGATGTAATTCCTGTGCCGCTTATAAATTGACCCAAAGCAATAGCACCAGAATTTATTGCAGTTACAGTTAAAGTGGTTCCCGATATGCTGCCAACAAAGCTAGCACCGATCTGACCAGTTGGTCCAATGGTGTATTGGGATTGCCCTGGCGTGATTGGAAACACAATCTCAGTCTTATAAAAGACCATCATGTCCTCGTTTGACCATTGGTCAAGCAAGTCGTTCATCATGTCAAATGCGTCTTGAGCTGCGTCCGAGGTCGGAGTTTCGCCAGCCTCTAATGCGCCTATGTCTTTTAATGCTCTAGAAATGATGTCAATTGGTTGCATGGCAATCCTTAAATTTTGACGCTAAAAACTTGATTTTTCCAAGGAGCATCAGTACTTATTTCGTTTTTTAAATAGTCCAACTGGTCTTGTAATTGTGATTTTAAAGATTTAGAGTCATCTTGCATATACAGTTCATTTAAGCAAGCAATGATGTGGGATTCACGAATGTCGGCATAAGGTACGTTAATTTTGCCCGCCACATCAGCATGACCTTGGCTTTGGACTTCGTGCTGCTCATCCTTGGCGGTCACCAAATAATGAACGCTGATCACTTCATCATTTACTGATGATGTTTGCAAAATCTTCCAATCAAACGTTGCCATGTTGTATCCAAGTTAGTGTGCTTTCATCCCAATAATACGCATGACCATCATTAGGCATGGGTGTTGGCGCAGACCAAAAACAAGTGTCCTCATCTAATATCCAACTTGGAAATGGCTTTGGTTGAATAAACGCATCACGTTGACTGTCGTAAGTAAACCCAATTCCAGCGTAATTTTTACGCAAAGGTGTACCGCCATTTGCATGAACACCGCCACGGGTGTTGTATGAGGTGCGTTTGCAAGTTTGACCTCTGAATGCACCATAGTGCGCTTCCCAATCAATACCTTCCTCGCCCTCGTCCTTGCCAACAATCACCTCGGTAACAATATTATTTTCATCCAAAAATGCGTAATGTGCCATTGTTAACTCCAAGAGACGTTGCCAGTGCCAGCGGTGAATGTGGTTACAGTGGAACTGCCATTAGGTGAACTTGTAAAAGTTAGGCCACCGCCGGGGTTGGAAATAGTATAAATATTTGGGTAACTAAGAATAACAACTCCCGAACCGCCATTACCCGTACTTGTGTTTGTTCCAGAACCACCGCTACCGCCACCAGTGTTTGGTGTTCCCGCCGTTGGGGCGGCAGTACCGCCACCAGAACCCCCAGCGCCACCACCGCCACCGCCACCGCCACCACCTTTTGTAACTGATGATCCTGTGATGGAAGTAGCTACACCAGCACCGCCAGCGCCACCAGTTCCACCAGAACCAGTACCGCCTACTGCGCCTGCGCCGCCGCCACCACCACCACTAATAGAGTCACCATCACCGCCTTTGTAACCTTGACCAGAAGTTCCAGCCGCGCCAGCAAAGACGCTTCCATCATTACCGCCACCACCGCCTGAACCACCAGTGCCAACTTGGTACGTTCCAGCACTACCGCCGCCAATAGAGGTGACAGAAGAAAAAACGGAGTTATTGCCGGGGAAACCATAGCTGTTTGCGGTTGATTGCCCTGCACCGCCAGCGCCAACAGTTACAGTGTATGAGGTGCTTTTTGCTAGCGTTAAACCTGTTTCCAAAGAACCACCGCCGCCTGTGGCTGTAACAGTTGACCTAAAGCCACCAGCACCACCACCACCATAAACCCTGATATTTGCATTTCCATTTCCGCCACTACCACCACCTGCGATGACAAGGTAATCAACCTTCAAAGGTGCTACACCACCACCAGCCAAGAAAAAGTTTTTAGCGGCAAACATTATGGTGTGTAACCTTGTGCGATAGAACCATACCAATTTGTGCCATCAGCAATAAAGGTAAGAATGTCCATCTTGCCAGCGGTTGCTGTAATGGTTGGTGCGCCAGCCGTACCCCATTTGACTGAGGTGAATGTAGCTGTGCCGTTACCTGTTGCCGCTGCCTGTTTAAGCAAAAGCACAAAAGACTTTCCTGCCACGTTTGTAGGCATGGTAAACGTGCAAGCTGTGGATGCTGTCAGCGTAGCGGTTTGCACTGTGCCATTGGTTAACGCAATAGTGTTTGATGTAGTTACCGTGCCAATTGCAACTACGCTTTCAACGTAGTTTGTAACTGTCGGATTTGTAATTGTTGGCGTACCACCCAATGTATATGTTCCAGCAATTGCGCCTGAAAATGTTGGTGTGGCAATTGTTGGACTTGTTAAGCCAGTAACAGTTAAATAACCAGTTGATGGAATAAATGAAAACTTAGTGGAAGCTGTTTTTGCTGGCAGATTACCTGTAGTGGTTGTCACCCATGTTGGATAAACCGCACTTGCCGTAGTTGTGTCGTCAGTAATTCCTATGTTTGTGGCATTTGTTGCATTTGTTGCATTTGTTACAGCGGTTGTGCTGATAGCGGCAACAATTTGCGCTGCGGTTGCCGCTGTAAATGCGCTAGTACCATTTCCATAAGCCAATCCGCTTAAAGTCGCCACGCCTGTGCCGCCATTGCCAACCACCAAAGTGCCAGCAACCGTAACCGCGCCTTGTGTGGCTGTAGCTGGGGTTAAACCAGTTGATCCAAACGTAATGCTAGTTACCGCAGAACTTGTCAAAGCAGCCCAAGATGGTGCTGCGCTAGTGTTTCCAATCAAAATCTGACCAGTTGTTCCTGCGGCAGTTGCCACTGGTGCGCCAGCCGCGCCCCCACCATAAACAACACCATATTGCGTTAAAGCGCCTGATGATGCCCAAGTAGATGCGCTAGAAAAGTAAGGAATACCACCTGATGTTCCTGCCACAGTCAAAGCCAAAGTGCCTGAACTGGTGACAGGTGAACCAGTAACAGAAATCAAGCCACCTGTGAAACTTTGTCCCACAGATGTAACCGTTCCAGTTGTGGGTGTTGCCCAAGATGGAATACCAGCCGCCAAAGTTAAGACTTGACCGTTTGAACCAGCCCCAAGCATTGCGGTAGTGCCAGCGGCACTTTGATAAGGCACAGAACCAGCCGCGCCACCCGCAAGATTAGTTGCAGTTGTTGCCAATGTAGCCGTAGCCGCATTGCCTGATGTGTTTTGGTTAAATGTAGGCCAAGTAAATGTGCCAGTAGAGAAATTACCAGATTGCGGTGTTCCCAAAATGGGAGTAACCAAGGTTGGGCTTGTCGCAAACACCAACGATCCAGTGCCTGTTTCATCAGTTACCGCCGCCGCTAAATTGGCGCTAGATGGCGTTGCAAGCCAAGTGGCTACACCAGTACCTAAACCCGTAATTGACCCAACTGCGGGGGTTACGGTGGTGTTTCCAGCCAAAGTTAATTGACCTTGGGCATTGACAGTAAATGTTCCTACTTGGGTTGCTGAACCATAGGCGGCGGCAGTAACGCCAGTGTTTGTGATGCTGAATTGGGTGGCTGTTAAAGTTAGGCCAGTGCCTGCGGTATAGGTGGAGGCAACAGAAAAGTTGTACCAATTGATGGCGGTTGTGCCGAGTGTGCCGCCGGGTTGTGCCGATGAGTACCACGCCGAATCAGCTTGCGACCCTGAAATCACAAACACAATTGCGCCTACATACTCGTCCCATGTATCCGCGCCAACGCTGCGAGTCCATGCGCCTGATGCCACTACATAAATGCCGTTTTGTGATGCTGTGCTTTGGTTTTTCACCAAAACCGTGTTGCCAGCCGCCAAAGAAACAGTGTCAATTGTTTGCAATCCTGACAAACTTGTAACGTTTGCGGTTGTAGCGGCATTAACTGGTTGTTTCCAACTTAATCCAGCAGCAAAATAATCTACATATTGCTTGTTGACTAGATCAGTTGCACCAGTTGGGGTCGCCGTTACTGTGCCAGAAGTAAAAGCACCAGTAGATGGGGTTGTTGCCCCAATTGTTGTGCTGTTAATTGTGCTACTTGTAATCGTCAGACCAGATTGAATTGGACTGATTGAGGCATAAAATGGCTGACCCTGACCAATAAATGTTTGAAATGTTCCATCAACATTAAAGTATGCTTGAACAGGCAATAAATTCTGATCAAGAACTTTGGCAGGATCAGCCATGTTAGCTCCTTAAGATTGGTCGGCAGCGGGTGTAACGTACAAAGTGCCAGTAGCAGACGCGCTGATAGCTGTTACATAGTACGGTGTGGTTGAGGTAGCCAAAATGATGGGAAGCGTCATGCCAGCAGGCAAAACGTAATCCGCTGGCGTACCATCGGTTGGCAACACGGCAGCGCCAGGATCAGTCGGACCCCATTTAATAGCAATCGGCGATGTGCCGGTGTTAAGAAATGAGGTGTAATTGATTTGGTCGTTGGTGTTATCGTCAATCAAAACAGCAGCGTGGGACGTGCTTGTTACCGACAAAGCATAAGTCTTGCCGGCATTGCGTTGGACTGATGAGCTGGCCATGATTAACCCGCTGTTGTTGGTAATGGACCCTCAACGCGAGTTACGCGAATTGCGTAAGTGCCTTGCGCTGGTGTTGCAGAAGCATTAGTCACATTCAAAAACTGAATGGACAAAACGCCGTTGTTGTAAACATCAGATTCGCCAGGCAAAATGCCTGCGGTTTGTGTACCAACAGCGCCAATGGTTTCAACAAAATCGCTAGTTAAAAGGCCAGGCACGCTGAAAGTTTGAACTGCTGATGTGTAAGAAGCAACTGCGGCTGGTGCAAGAGTTGGTCCAATTACAAAAGTTTCGCGCACATTGCCGCGAGTAACGGTGGTGGAAGACATGAATTTTCCCCTTGAAAGTGATTGAATTGTACGTTAAAAAGAGAAAAAGCCACCCCTTTTGAGAGTGGCTTTTTTACTCAATTACATTCCGATTAGGAATAAACCGAGAAGTCGTAACCGTAGACATAAATGTCCACAGTACCGCCAGCAACGGCAGTTCCAACCTTAACGTACAAAGTTTGTGCGGTTAAGGCAGTTGCTTTGGTTCCAGAGACAACAGTTGCGTTAGTAACGTAGGTTGAGCCAGTATTACTGGTCAACGCTGCGTTTGTAACGATTTCTGTGCCTGCGCCTGCTGGTGCGGTCCAAATGGCCAAGTAACCGGCGCTAACGTCTTTGTTAGCGTTGGTGATAGCCACGTTTTGCACGCAGTAGGTTGTCACGTTCTGAGCAGGCAAAGTAACGGTCGAATCGCCAGTAGCGGAGATTGGAACGCCAGTTGCCACAAACAACAAGCGAATTGCTTGGTTTGTTGCCAGATTACTGGGGTGAATTGTTGTTACGCTATTAGGTGCAGCCATGATTATTTCTCCTATTTGGGGTTAATTAAGCTGCAACGCGGCAGGCGAGTTCAGGGTACAAAGGAGCCCAGCCATACAACACGTCCAAACGAGTAGGAATGCTATCGTTGTTGATGGTGTACTGACGAACCACACGCATTGACAAACCGATTTCCTTGTCGGAAGCGCGACCAGCGAAGTGGACGCCATCAGGCAATTCGAGATCCGCCACTGCGAGCGTGAAGGCATTGCGGTGCATCATGATATTCTGTGGGCTAGACA